CAGAACTGTGCCGTGCCGCCCGAGGACGGGTTAGTGTTCAGGACTCCCGAGGAGAACGTGGTGTAGATGTAGGTGTTCGTCGAAGCATCCCAATGCCCCGACAGGCCTGTTGCTGGAAGAGGCATTATTCTTCATCCTCCCCAAAGGCGATTTCATTTTGTCTCAAATACCCGTTCACCTGTGCCACGCGAGCGAATTTGTCGATGTAAACATTCTTCGACCCACCCGACGAGAAGATGTCAGGCAGGATGATGGAGTGAATGCCTTCCTGAGATCCCAAGAAGGCATCGAAGAGGATAAACTGAAGCGGAACGCTCATTAAGCAGCCTCATACCAACCCGAAACGTGGATGGTGTCACCCGAGCCCCAGGCAAACGGAGTCGTTTGGGTGATGAACGTGTATTGAGCCTGATTTCCGTCGGTGTCGATCTGGTAGATGTTGATGCCAGGGCTCTCGACAATCCCTTGACCCACAAACGCCTGCCCACCGTTGTCGGTGAGGATGATTGTTTGTGATCCTTGACCCGAGGGGAGCGTCGGGAGTGTGATTGAGGCCTGCGCCAACCCTGCAAACGTGGTGGTCGAGCCGACGGTCACAACGATCTTGTAAAACACCAGATCGCCGAACCTCATATATCGCCCGGTGACAGTCCCGTTACCGAGGGCCATGTCACCGCTACACACAGGCGTGTAAGAGGTCCAATCAACCGCATCGAGGCCGTCAACTTTGTCCGCATCGAGGTTCGCCACGACCGCCGACCCTGGTGCAACCGCAAACGGGGCATTCGGGTCCCTGTCAAACGTCTGGAGGCCCGTGACCGTCTGTGCGTTCTCGGCCAGCAGGAGCGTTTTGCCGTTTACCTGAGCATCTGTGTTCAGGACTGCAACTGTAGACATTACTTCCTTCTCCGTTCGGTTCTGCGATGGCGACTGATAACCACGATGGACTTACCGCCTCCATGATTCCCACCCTGGCCTTTACCATGCCCGCCACTCGACGACACTGCGGTCCAGCGGTCCCTCATGTATGTGGTGAGCTGCGTTAACGTCCCACCTGATAGTGCGGCGTCGTAGGTGACGATTTCACCAACCCGGATCTCAGCCTGTTCGGTGAACGCGGCGTTAGATGCTGCCAGTGCCTGAGCAATCAGCACGTCAGATGTATTTCCTGCCGCGACCGTCTTGGTTGTGCTGACCTGACCATTGGGGTCATACACTGACAGGATCAGGTTCGTCCCGTTGTGAGTGTAGACCGCGACATACGGGGTATTCGTGGTGAGGCCGCTGACATTAACCTGCTTCTCAGCCCCATCCCACGTATACGCATAGAGGATCAGCGTGCCAGCGTTGTTCCGCAGGAACAGACCATTGTAGTTCCCGCTTGGATCACCGAAGAGGTTAGTGTTACCATACGAGTTTCCACTATTAAGGAGCTTCGAGGTGCCTGTGATGAGAAACGAAATCGCAACCGTCTTAGCCCCGGCGTTGATGAGGTCGTCGCCCTTCAAGTCCTCGCTGTTACTCGCCCGTCTACCCTCGTAGGTGCCCTTGATGATCTGGATGGAGGGAAGATACATCGTGGTATCGTTCTTCCACTTCATGTCCGCAGGGACCGCGCGGGCGGCTGCCTCACTCTGGCGCAGGATATAAGCCCCGACCGAGGACTTCCAGATTGCTGCCTGTTCGTTGTGTGCGACAGCTCCAGTAGGGGGCCAACTAGCTAGTGGCCCCGCATAGATGTTACCTGTCGAAACACTGGCGTCCCAATGGGCTGTCAGGTTTGTTTCTGGCAGATTCGCCATTACTGCACCCGCGTGGCAACAATCGACACCCAACAGGTGCCTGTGAGGGCATCGTCCATGATAACCCGCAGGCGCTGGCTGTGGTCAACGAACAGGGTAAAGATCAACTGGACCGGGGTCGAGGTGGCCGTATAGAAGCCAATAACATCCCCAACGGTCGTGTCATTAGCGGCATTCCGGCGCTGCAGGGCAAACTGTGCATCGGCACTTGAAGAGGCCGTAACGAGAACCTCATACATCCCTGCGTCGAGCGCCCCCGTGTCGGCCACGACTGCATCGTCAGCCGGATTCGTCTGTTCGCCCTGTGAGTCCACAATAGGCAGTGTAGAATACATCGTCAGTTACTCCGTGTGAACGGTTGTGTAAAAGAGGCCCTTGGGACCATCTCGGTTGACTTTCGTGAGGGTATCCAACGTCACGCTGAAAGAGGTCATCGCAAGTGACCCCACATCTCTCGGGTCGTCGTCGATGCCTGACTTAAGCATCTGCACCGCGAGAGAGGCCAGTGGCAACGCGACGAGATCCGGGTAAGCAAAGGTGCCGGTAGCAGTCAGCGCGTCTGCGGCCTGGAATCCATACCACCGAATAGTATGTGTGTCGTCAGGCAACGGCTGCCAGTAGATCAGGCCTCCATAGTCCTTGTAAGACACCGGAGCACCTGTTGACTGAGAAGCCGTCACATACAACGGCCACTGTTGGGACCCTGCATGACCCCCGATGCGATTGAGTGGATGAATGTCCCTGACAGGCCTTCCGCTTGCATCAAGGAGTTGCAACCTGTCCAGCCTCAGCAAGCCTGTGGGCCAGGTTGTGGTTTCTTCCCCAGAAGTTGTGGTCACGGTCCCCGTGGTGGACCCAAAGATCCCTGGCCTCAACGCCGCGAGGGATTCAAAGTAATCCTGCGCTACATTCAGGGCCAGCAACCCGCGTGCATAGTCGGCCTCACCTGTCTGGAGCTGCAATTCCTGATTGAGCATCTCCATGATGTTGAGGACTTCTTGTCCTGTCATTAGCGCGGCTTTCTGAGCTTCGAGCGGAGAGCCAAGTCAGCCCACCGAGGATCATCAGGCTCTCCACCAAGAATGGTGTTTCCTGACGGCCCCAAACCAACCGGCAGGCCCTTTTTCTCATCCGGCAGCATAATATCGCCCACCGGCTTCCGCATAGATGCCCCCGGTCGCGTCCTGAAGGCTTCCAACTGGTCGTCGTAGGGCTCCTGCTGTGGAGCAGGAGGAACAGATGTCGGTTCCGCCGACACAGGCGGTTTCGCACTCGATCCGGCTGGCATGGCTCCCGTTGAGAGAATCTCGGCCAGAATATCGAGTGGGTTGAAGGGGAGTCCGAAGGGTTTGCTTTTATCAGGCATGGTAGGTGCTAAACTTGGACCCATTTGAGGGCCCTCTCATTGACACTTGGATGCGAGAGTGATCCCAGCCTCTCTCAATCGCCATGTCCATTGTTTCCTGGTCCCGAGCCTTGACCTGTGCGGCCTTGTCCCGAGCGATTTCTGCTACAACCCGATCAAAATATGCCTTGGCGCTGCTATTCTGCGTGTCTATGTAGTGTAACCTGCCAAGCAACCGCTCGTCAAGGGGCATCACTTGACCCTGTGTATCATGATGGATAAATAGCAACCTCCATCCCTGACATATGGGGTGAATGAATCGTGGGGATCTCACCCACACTTCCCATTTCGATGTCACCGCGTTCCTGCGAACATCGAGGTCCTTACTGATCCCTCCCACTTGGTCCATAAACCACGCCGGGGCCTGTATGGCCCCGATGCGGTTAGGATTCCAGTAGAGGGGATGCGTTTCGATATCGAGTTGAACCTTGGGCCTCGAAATCGGCTGCCGAAATGCCTGTGAACGCATTAGGCGAACTCCTCAGTGTGCAGTTCGCGGTGCTCGTCCACCTTCACCGTGGCCTTTCGCAGATGCTTACTCATCCGTGCCCTGGCCGCATTGTAGCTCGACCTCGACTCGGTCTTGAAACTCTCCGTGTGGCCGCAGATGGTGCATTCGATGCGGTTGTTCTCACCATCAACCCTCAGCGCACTCTTGGGGCTCGACTCGGTGCCTCCAGAGGCCTGCCCAGGAGCCGTCCATTCCTCATACTCGATCCCGCTCAGCGGAATCTCAAACGGGACTCTGTTGCCCTGTGCGTCGAAGTAGGTCCGAACGCGATCACTGTCTGACCCAACTCCGCCCCGATGAGGTCTCCCCTTGGTATCGAAGGAGAACATCGAGGGATACCGTGGAGCCTTCCGAAACCGCTTGTGGTCCTGCTTCCACTTCTCGTTTTCCTGCAAATACGTGGCGATCTTGGCCTTCACAGCCTCAATCCCTGCCCACTTGATCCCCTCGTGCTCCTTGAGCTGCTCTAGCTCATACACGCGCCGGAGAATTGGCTCAATTGCCCTCACATTAACATTCGAGGGCATCTTCCGAAGCGCCACAACCGGGGGCTCGCCGAGGACCTCGTAGAGAAACTTGTTCTCGTTAATCGAGTAGAAAACAGGATCGAAAACTTCACTTGTCATTTGCTTACTCCCTATAAAGGAAAGGGTCCACGAGAGGTGTGTTGGGCCTCCCGTGAACCTCGCCTATTGCTTATTAGATAGCCGCCGTGAGAATTCCAGCCGCCGTCAGTGGAGCTGCCTCAACATACGCACCTGGATCAAGAGGCTGATAGAAGATATCCCACTTCATCGCGCCCGTGTTCGTGGCCGAGGTCGTCACATAAATCTCACCCTGCGGTGCGATCCACTCACCCGTCGAGCCCACCAGGGTCGCCCCTGCGTTTGCCAGCACGACTGCCGTGCCGTCGCCCTCAACGAACGCCGTCCCACCAACCTCCAGCGCCGTGACATCGACGTTCGAGGCCACATCAACCGCCGTCCCGACAGCCGCACTTGCACTGTCCAGCTTCTTCGAGGAAACCTTCAAGTTGCACGCCTGTGTCTGGATGATGGTCGTGACTTCGCCAATCAGGGCCTTAACCCTGACTCGCCCGCCCTTGACACGGAAAAGCTGCCCGGTCGTGGTCGCAGGAAGGGCAACACCCGCTCCTGCACTCGTGACTGCACCAGAAACCTTGATGGCCTGGTCAATCGTGCTTGATTTGGACGAAGAACCCTGAGGCCGCTTAATATCTTTAAGAATCAAAGCCATTGTTGTATCCTTTTCCCCACGCTATTATGCCCCGCGTGGAGTGGTAGGGTTGGAGGTTCGTTTTTAGTCAGGTGAACCCACAAGACCTGATTTGTCAATTATGCTTCAGCAACGTCCTCGATCTTGACGCCCGAGGCCGGATTGTCGCTGAGGAGTTCCATCTGGTAATACCAGCGGACTTCCCAGGTCGTATTCGCGGTCTGCGTGAAGAACGGAACATTGTCGAAGATTTCGCTGATCGGTCGAGGCGTCTCATTTTCCCCAACGCCGAGGAAAAAGTGCTTCGAGTCGATACCAACGATGGTGTTGTTGGTGAAGTAGGGATCGACATGGATCGGGATGCCTGAGAACTCGTAGGGGGTTGCGCCCTCCTTAGAATCCGCACCCATCGACTTGCGTCCGAACCCTCCACCAATCGCACTCGGCGAGGACAGGGCCACAAAACGCTCAGCCGCGAGCATCTCATGATACCGCCGAACAATCGCCAGGTTCGTGATGAAGTGCGAAAGCTGCGTTCCGCCCTTTTCACGAGCCGCGTCGAGGGCCTGGAGGAGCAGGTCCTCAGTCAGCGGACGGTTCGTGCCGCTGTTGGAGAGAACCACCGACTTCCAGAACTCGTTCCCTGCGGTGGACCGATTGATCCCGCCGTAGTTGCCCACAACCGCTGCCGGGTTTGCATCGTCAACGACCCCGATGAGGCCGTTGGAATGCAGACACAGGCCATCCGTCACGTCCGTGGTGTCCTGAATGACCCCATAGTCGCCCGCCGCTTCACCCGTGAGGGCTCCCGACAGGTCAACCGTGCGTGCAATCGGGTCAACAGCCTCAACCGTCAGCGAGTCGCCAACCTTGGCATCGTCGTCGGTCAGGTCAACCACGTCCACAACCATGCCCTTTTCAACACGGGGCAGGTAGGCCGAAGTCACAACCGTCGAGGAATCCGCGCCCGTGATCGTGAACAGCTCGCCCTTGCCAGTGCCGATGAGGTCACTGTTGAGGTTACGGAAGATACGCCGCTTCAGCCCCTCATCGAGCATGGTGACAGCCTGCTGGAAAGCAAACTTGTCATTCCGTGCGTCCTGAATGAGCTTGAACGACACATCATACACCGCGACATACTCCTGGAGGGAGAAAGTCGCCTCAGTCGTGTCCGGCTGGAGAGCGGATGGAAACGCTCCACCTTCCGAGACGCCCGAAAAGGCTCCTGGATTCTGAACCAGGATGGGCATAATGAACTGCCCACGGCCTCCGACAGGCTTCTTCACACGGCTGAGAATGTTATACACAACGCTTTCCTCGTTGAAGAGGTAAAGCACCCGGTTCACCCCGTAGGTATACTTCAGGGATTCCAGGACGTTGGAGGTAGTAGCCATTCTATTTAGCCTTTACTTAGGTTCCACTCTCAGCAAATGTTGCGAAGAGGGCATCTGCGATTTCTTTCGAGGATTCACTGCCCTTGAACTGAATCGGCTTGCTCGGTGTCGCCTGCCCGCCCTTGCCAGGGACAAACACGTTCGACCGTGCCTTGGCGAGCTTCTGTTGGCGCTTGGCCTCGAAAGCTCGTTCAAGCTGCTCCACGCGGGCTGCGAAGATTTGCGGGAATTCGGTGTCCAGATCGTCTCCCTCATACGCAAGGTAGATTTCCTTTGCCAGATCCCCATATTCCTGTGGATAACCGCCCTCGGTCAGCCACCGGCCAATCTTCGCATCAAAGGCTGACGACGTATGTGTATCATACATCCCACCCAACCTCTGCTGCATGGCCTGCATCTGCCGCGCCATTTGGATCAGCACCTGATCCCGTGTCTGGATATCCCGAGCGATGCCCTGAACGATTCCTACAGCGGTTTCCCCATCTAAGTAGGGCAACTGTCGGAGAGCCTCGTAAACATCCTGACTCTGACCCTGTGACTGTCTCTGTGCGGCCTGACGCCGTTCCTGTTCAAAACGCTGAATCTGAGCTTCACGCTCTTGGAGCTTTCGCTCCACCTCAGCTCGCTTCTGCGCCTCCCGAGTCCACTGAGACTGGAAGTTTCGGATGTCCTTTGCCTTGAGCGGCTTATCGCTGCCGGGAAACTTAACGAGGGCATCATCCCCCGGAATCTCGACAACGGAAGGTTCAGCAGGCGTCGCATCCGGTGCCGCCGCTGAGGTATCAACAACCCCACCACCACCTCCCGGATCACCGGGAACATCGTAGAGGGGCATAAACCGATCAGTTAACCATTTCATGTGAAGTGTCCTTTCGAGGGCATCTTAAGAGGGCTCGACATGGGGTTGTTCAGGTTGCATCCTGAGATCCCACCGCTTGTTCGATATGCTTGTTCTAAGTGACTATTGAAGGGATTACCTTCAAAGATGCAAGAATTATGCCATAGATGGCCTCTAATGTCAATTATTTGGCCTCTTCTATGGTAATCTTACGCTTCTGAGCAGGCTGGGGTGGTTTGGCGGCCTGAGCTTGTGATCCAGCCCCACCAATCATGGCCCCAAATGGCCCCTGTTGCTGGGCCTTGACCTGCTGGAGGGCCTCATTCACTGCATCAGCCGCCGCCATCGCTGCGGCCTGTTGAGTGGCCTGTGCCACTGCACTGTGAACCATCTGACCCTGCATAGCCTGCTGCTGAGCCATAGCTTCCTGCTGTAGATAGGCCGAATGCTGCTGCCATCTCATGCCGAAGGCCTGCTGAATCGCGGGCGATGCCTTGAGAAACTCCGTCGTCGCCATCGCATCCTCAAGCTCATCGAGCATTGAGGCGTGGTCGTAGAAGGGCTGCACAGGGGGAACCACTTGGCCTTCCCAGATCATCTTTATCAGTTCCTGTGCCAGCTTGCGGTATTTGGACTCTCGGGCTTCTCGACCTGTGTCTCCGAACTGGAGGTCAGCGGCGATTTTGCCCTTATCGAGTCTACCCGTCCGCTCGTCCATGTAGAGGACCGCCAACGGGCCTCGGAGTCTCTCCGTAACGCGACTCTCGCGCAATGCACGCAACTCCGGGAGCAACGAGCCTCTCTCGACCGTGACGGTGAAGTTGGTCCCGCCCCTGAGAATCTTGTCGGTGTGGAATTCGAGAACCTCATCCTTTTGCGTCCTGTCTGTGTAGTGCATCGTCCTGATTGGCGGGTAAAACTGCTTGATGCGATTGAGGCGCATCTGCTTGACCCTTGCCAACCGTTCGCCGATGTGACTGAACAATGGACCCCATTGGGTGTCGAGGATTTCCTGCAACATCGGGACCGCAAGTGGACCCCGCAATTGTCCAGGAAACTTAGAATCCTCCATAAGGTCCGTCGATCCCGCCGCGTCGTTGAACATCTTGACGACCATGTTGATCGACTCGAGGAACCACGTTGGGATCTCAGGCGGGCTCATCCGGGCGACGTTGGGACCGCCGCTGTCATTGAGGCCATTGATGATTGCGCCGGGAAAATCTGCGGGGATATCCTCGGGCTTCAGACCAGCGCCCAAAAGGATATTGGAATAGATCGAGGCATTCGCCTGCTCGCCCAACTGACTCATACGCTTGTTAATGAAACGCTGAGGAGCGATCAGGGGAGTCACATAACCCTTTGTCCAATGAGACGTAGTGACCGGGCTCCAGTGGAAGTCCACCAGCGGGATTTCCTCATAAGGATTCTCCGCGTCGTGCAGCACCTTTTGCTGAGGAATCCAGCACACATACCGACCCTTCGGGCTGGCCTTTGAAGCAGGTTGATAGGACTCCACCACCAGCACCATCGGCGGATCGTTCTCGTCACATGAGCCCTGAACCATCGGGATGAGGTCCTTGAGATAAGTCCCACCTGACGTCTCCCCTTCGGCCTTGATCCGGGACACAATCAGCGAGATGTCCTTCTGAGCCTCCACGTCCTCGTCAAAGTTCTCCTTGACCCATCCAACCGTCCGCATCTTGGCAATATGCACCCACTGGTCCGGCGCGAGGTCCTGAACTGACCTCACCGACTGGTCAATGAACACATTCAGGGGTCCAAGGATCTCCGACCCAACTTCCCCTACCAACTCGACCGTTTCGTAGACCTCAAAACTCTCCGGCGGCCTGCCAGCGTCCACCTGGGCCTGCATTTCGGCCTCGCCCACAATGACCTTCTCACCCGTCTGCTGCTCGGCAATGAGGTCGCAAAACTGCAACTCGCCAGCCTCGAACACAGGATTTGGCTCGATTGTTGCATTCGGCACCCAGGGGACATACTCGTAGGCAACGCCTCCAACCCCCATCCACCAGAGCCTCTCCCGGAGCCTGCTCGGCTCGTCCAGCTTCTCGTCGGTAGCGATAATCATTCTATCGACGATCTCAGCTTCCTCGAGGGCCTGTGGGTCTTTCCTGTTCGGTCGGGCCTTGAACGGCGCATTGAAGGCTGCCAGCCGCCCCAGCAGCTTGTTAAACCTCGGCGCGATCAGGTTGAAGGTCAAATACAGCTTATTCGCGTCCCGTGGCTCCAGGGACAGCGATTTCTGGTTATAATTGACCCACTGCTCGTCGTTGAGATAACAGAGGGCCTGCAAGGTTGTCCCTTCGACACCCCCGGTAGGCCGTGCTTTTTGAGCCTTTAGGCGGTCAAAATCCCTCTGGAGAATGTCCAGCGTCTTATCCCCATCATCGTCGGGCACATGCGGGCCTGCCACATCGTCCATAATCTCGTCTGTCATTAGTTGTCCTCAGAGGCCGCAACCAAGTCCGCCCCGGTCTGCTTGATGGTTTGATACAGCTCGCCCATCGAAATCTGCTTTTTGACCACCTCACCCGGCATAATGGTCGAGGGCGTCCCAACGGTCACCTGGGCTACCTGCATAATCAATGCCAACTTGTCCTCTATGATTTTAACACGGATGTCGAGGTCCTGATACGATGCCATTTTGATCTCCTAAAAGGGCCTGATTCACGCATGAATCACTGACCCAAATGAATCAGGGCTAAGTCGTTTGTTTACAACAACTTAGCGCCGATTTATTTTCCCTGATTCAACCCTTATATAAGAAGGGTTTAGAATCACCCTCCAAATCACTTCCCATCACGGGGTTTGATTTCAACCGTGACCCCGTGGGTGTGGGTTGCCCACGGGAGGCCCTTTCGGGGGTCCTCCTTGACCACTGCGACGTATTCGACTGTTGGAGGGGCCGGTTTGGACTCTAGTTCCAGGACCCGCTTTTCTAGGGCTTCCAGGGCCTCCAGGACGGCTTTATACTTCGAGCAACCCCCTGGGACCGGCTTGGGCTCTGGAGTTGATCCTGAGCCATCCTGGGGCTTTGTAGGGGCATCAAACGGCCCCGGCCCGACATCCACCGGATCGGCCACAGGGTCAGGGGTAGTGAAGTTTTCAGGCCCCGGCACCCCAAGGTCGTTCCAGGTTGGGACCCCGAAAACCCACTTGTAGCGTTTATTGCCCTGGTCATCAATCTCATACGCATCGTTGGCCTTGTGGATGTCCTCGGGAGCCCCGGCGATGACTTTGACCGAATGAATGACC